GGGATGGCTGGGGCGCCTCCTCCCCCTCCGCAGGTTGCGGAGGCTCTGCAGGCGGCCATGCGGATGCCGCCTCGCCGGTAATTTAATTGCGCGGGTGCCCGGAGTTCGAAAGGAATCGGGGGTCCTCCTTGTGAATGCGAGTGCACACGGACGCACTACACCCGCAACAACCAAAAGGAAAACAAACCTATGAAGCAACTTTCTTTCTCCGATCGCCTCAACAAGGCAATGCGCGCGGGAGAACTCACGGTCTCAAACCTCGCCCTGTGGTTTGAACGCACCCGACCCACTGTGCAGACGTGGACAATGGGGCGCGCCCCCCGTGGCTTTCGTGGCGTGCGCGCCTTCAACCGACTTGCCTTGCTCGAAAAGGCGATCCGTGATCGGATGGGCTTCCCCATCCCGCCCCAAATGAACGACAAAGAACGGGCGACGCACGTCATGGAGAGACTCAATGCACTACGACGACACGAGGCCAAGCCGGGAGGAGCTGACGCGCCAGTTCGCGGAGTTTCAAAGGCTGCAGGCAAACGTGCAGCCAATGGAGCAGGTCGAAGCGAACGCACTGGAAAACGTCGAAAACTGGTCAAAAAAGCTGGACGAACCGGAGCTAAGTCCGCACGATCTCGATCACCTGTATCAGCTCGCCATCGTGCAACTGCAAAGGCTGCTGGCGATCGACATCGCCCCAACGGACCCAAAATTCGCCGTTCACAACCGAAACCTCAACGCATCGATCAACATACTCCTGACGTTCCTGTCGCGGCAGAAGAAACCGCCCATTGATCGGCTGCCCGAACTTCTCAAATTGATCGATGACAACGAAGCAGAGCTGAGAGCCCGCTTCGGAGTTCGCGCGGCATAGCACAATGGACGATAAGATGCTGCAAGCTGCGCTGCATCTCGCGCGCATCGGCGCGCACGTCTTGCCGCTGTGGTGGCCGGTCAAAGGTGGCTGCGCATGCGGTAACCCCATGTGCCAGTCACCGGGGAAACACCCGATCGCTGCGCTTGTTCCGCATGGAGTCAAGAATGCTACAGACAATCCGCAAACGATTGCTGAATGGTGGAGCAAACACCACTATGCCAATATTGGCGTTGCTTGCGGCAAAATATCCGGCGTCATTGTGCTCGACGTTGACGGGGCCGTGGGCTGGAAAAATCTGCAATGGCTCCTTAGTCTACACAACGCAAATCTTGACTCCGAGTGGTTTGTCGAAACAGGTCGGGAACAAGGCCGGCACTTCTATTTTGAGTATCCCTCGCAAGGCGTCGTCCCTACCCACAAAATAGAGGGCTTGGAGCTTCGATCCGATGGTGCCTATGTCGTCGCCCCGCCGTCGCTTCATGCGTCTGGCAAGGTCTACAAGTGGTGTCACGTCACTAAAGCTCTCCCTGGACTCCCTGGCGCGCTGCTTGATTTCGCCATACGCAAACTCAAACCGACCGATCCGCAGCCGGCCGTTGCGACGCGATCCGGCGTCAACGAAGCCATACTGGCGCCCGATACGGCAAGAGCGCCACCCGCTTGGAGCGAAGACGAAGAAAGCAAGATCATCGAGTGGATGCAGTGTATACCTGCTGACGATCGAGACGTGTGGCTCAAAGTTGGAGCTGCTTTGCACTGGACGGGATGGGGTGCTAGAGCCCGTGAGCTATGGGATGCGTGGTCGAAATCATCAGGCAAGTTTGACCCTGCAGGCCAGCAGAAAGCCTGGGAATCGTTCTCGCGCCCCTATCCTGGTCCTAAGATCACGTTGGGGACACTCCGTTATCTGGCTGACCTGCGCGGGTACAAGTCTCCTGTTAACGACGCGATAGGAAAGGTGAACGAGCGTTTCTTCATGATCCGCAACATGGGCGGCAAGTGCCTTGTCGGGGAGTTCATCCCCAACCAGATAGGAACTGGGAAGCAGCTTGAACTTTATACACCTGACAACTTCAAAACGTGGTTCTCCAACCAGCACATGAAGGTGGGAGACAAGCTCTACCCCTTGGGAGCTGCATGGGTATTGAGCAAGGAGCGCCGGCAGTACGAGACGGTCATCCTCGACCCCGCCAAGCCGGAAGTGACGGAGAAAAATGAGCTGAACTTGTGGCGCGGATTTGGAACGCAGCCCAAGCAAGGCGAGTGGTATCATATCCAAGATCATATTTACGATGTGCTCGCAGATCAGGATCACAAAGCCTATGAATACATTCTTCGCTGGACCGCTTGGAGCATTCAAAACCCAGGGGTTATGCCAGAAGTGGCGCTCGTGTTCCGAGGAGGAAAAGGAGCGGGTAAAGGGTTTTTTGCTAACGCGATTGCCCGCGTCTTTGGCGAACACGCGTTGCACATATTTAGTCAGAGTCACCTCACAGGAAATTTCAATGGCCATCTCCGATCCTGCCTCCTCCTTTATGTTGACGAGGCGTTTTGGGCTGGAGACAAAAAGGGCGAAAGCGTACTCAAAGGACTCATTACAGAAAACGTTCTCATGGTAGAGAAGAAAGGCATCGACGCCGTTCAATGGCTCAATCGCCTGCACATCATCATGACGGCAAACTCTCAATGGGTCGTGCCTGCCTCCATCGATGAACGCAGGTACGCCATGTTCAATGTCAATGACTACTACTCCAAGCGGCCCAAGGAACGTGTGCCCTACTTCAACGATCTTCACCATGAGCTGGGTAACGGGGGCCTCCCAGCGATGCTGTATGACTTGCAGAACTGGAACCTGAAGGACTGGCACCCCCGACAGGTCTATGAGACCGCCGCGCTGTTCGAACAGAAGCGTAGGAGCATGGACCCGGTAGAGCAGTGGTTCGACGCCCTCCTGGAGGAGGGCACGCTGCCCGGCTTCAAGCTGCCTGGGACTACGAACCTGCCGACCACCAAGGCCCTTCTGGACGACTTCCGCGAGCGCGCCCCGAGTGGCGCCAAATATCTCGCGGGAGAGAAGGTTGTCGGAGACTTCCTGCGTGAGCTGGACTGCGAACCTGTGCGCGTCAAAGGGTTCCGTTCGTGGCAAATGCAGCCGCTATCACAACTCCGACAAGTTTGGATGGATAGATATGGGTATCGAGACTGGGACATGAAGGAAGACTGGGGTTAAAATTCTAGCCCCTTAGCAAAGCCATGCGCATGCAGAAGCGGCAACTGCTTTCTCAGCCGCCGCCCTATATCCGTCCGGTACATAGGAGAGTTAGGGAGATGGATCGCTTTCAAGCGCTTGTAGCAAAGGTCGCTCGCTTCCTTGACCGTTTCGCCGGTCGCCGTCATGACGAGAACATAGTCCCCGGCTGTTACCACGCTTGGAATTTCGGCGATGCTTTCCTTGACTTTATGCGCCGCCACCCCGAGCTTGCACTCGCAAAGGTGCGTGTAGTCCGGCTCGATTGGCCCATAAATGGGTACTCCGACGACCTCTTTCCGGGTGACGTGCGAATACGGGTAATCTGGCATGCTGACGACTACGCCCTGGCATACCTTCTCAGTCGAGAAAATACCGGCGTCACGACCGTCGTGGAGCTGTAGAAGCCACTCTACGGGATCACCCTCATGCAAGGGCTGTTGAATGTTGAACGTCGGCCATCCCGGTCGCATCGTAAACTCTAGAGGCCAAGGAACACCATGATCGTCAATGATACAGTTAACATCGACATACCCGACGTAACGCTCTTTGCTGAGTTGAGGGATGAGGGGATCGAGAACTTTCGATGCGAGTTTAGAATTTCGAACGTATCGGAGCACAGTTCCCTGCTCCCCAGTGGCGACCCCCTTGTCATCATTCATCAGCTTCTTGAATTCGAAGTTCTCACACCAACCCGCATTGAATCCGTGTGGTCCGAACCACCCTCCAACTGCCATCTCGATGCCGGGTATAAACTCTTGAAGTATGAACGGAAACTTGATTTTTCCCAGTTTCTTCCACCGGGCGAGCATATAAAGCATGTCCTCGGCAGATTTCGCGCAGTACGAGAGCGATTTGTCTTCAACCTCCCCGCTTGGCTTGGATACAAGAGGAGCGTCCCGTTTCTTGACGTAGGAGACGGCTTCCTCGTAACCACGAAATTCTTTGTACGGTGGGATGGGGATACCTGCCTTCTTGAAGACATTCATTCCGATGTTACGGTCGATCTCCCAAGCCGCCGTATTTATCGAAGCCCCGACAATCTTGACCCCCTCAGGCCGCCAGCGCATATCGAGATCGTATGTGTATCGCGTATTGTCAGTCATGAAGACAAGATCGGCCCAGCGAATCCAGGGCCGGTAGTCGTCCACGACGTTGACTAACCCGCGGCCGATGTGCTTCGTCTTCTCTGTCTGTCGGATCATCAAGCGTACGTCATGCCCCGCCCGCTGCGCCCGCATGGCGAAGTCGAGGCCGTTGCCCGCGGGATCAACAATGAGCAGGCGCATCACTCCACCGTAAACCGTGCTTCCTGCGGTCCGTCGTGCATAGGAAAAAATGACTGCCAAAAACCGCAGCTCCGCTTTGGAAATTTTTGAAGCGTGACCTCGGTTCCGGGATCAGCTCTTGGCGCACGCCACATGCTGTGGAAAGTTTCGACCTCCCCTATCTTTCCGTGATGCACGGTAGGGATGGGCGCAAAGACCCAGACCGCTCTCTCACCTTTTTGCGTCCCGACAAAACGACGGTATACGGTTCCTTCGCATCCCGTACGCAAAGTCTTGTCGGTCCATATGGCTTCTATGGCCTGCCCTGGCTTTACCGTGGAAGGCGTCATATGGAAATTGGTCGTCTCGACGACCGGCCCCCGTTGGGAAATTTGCCACGCTGGATATGCGCAAGCTATGATCCCAATAATGAACCACGCCCAGATAGTTTTGTAGTCCTTCATTTTCTGATCCACTCCAGTAGTTTATCTAAAACCTGCATGAGCCCTATAACACCCCCGCCGCCGACAATAAACGCCCCTACCCCTTTGAACAGACGACGCATAAAATCGTAAGTCTTCAACATCCTTCTGATCTCTTTTACTTCATCCGACCGCAAATTATCGAGCATAGCCTCTCGATTGACCCTGTCGATAATCGCTTTCAATTCGTCTTCATTTTTGGTCACTTTCTGGCTCTTGCGTTAGTGGCGAAGTAAAGCAAAGATAACTCCGATGGTAGCTACTAATCCGTATACAACAGACGCAACAGCTACAACGGTTGAAACCGACGAAGCCGACTTTTTTCCCTCCCCAGCCATTCCAGCGACGTACGCTGAAAGTGGCTGAATCGTCGCTGTAAGCTCTCTCATGCTGGCAGCTAAATCTTCCTTTGTCGCGTATACCCCGCGCTCGCTATTGATTTGCTCCCGCAATTGATTGGCTTTTTCGTCCTTGTAACTCTGAATTTCTCGGGCCAGACCAAGCGCGGCTTTGTCCGCCTCCTCTTTGATCTTCAGCGCCTTCTCTCGTTCGATATTGACTTCCGAATATCGACGGTCACGTTCGGTCATGAATTTTTCTTTTTCCGCATCCAAAGCCTGATGGTGCTCTTGGAGCGTGTCGAGCGTCCATCCTCCCCCCGGCTTATCACAACGGTGCGGAACTGCGGTCATATCACGGATGAATCAGCGGACCGAAGACGTGCCATCCCAAAAGGACGAACAGCAGCCAGATGATGAAATTGTTGCCGTAGATACCCCACGGCTGACTGCCCCAACCGCTAAACCAAGTGATGGCCCAGATAATTAAAATAATCGCGAATAGCAGGGCGAATGTCATGGTCGTTCTCCTTTGGTAAGGCAGCCCCGACTTCCAGAAGGGAACTGGGAAATCGGGGCCGCTCACGCCCTGACGGTGCACGGGGGGAGGGGTATGTGGGGGATGTGCTTCTCGTCAGAGCGTTTTCGTCAAGTGGGGGTAGCAACTACGGCCGCTGCAAGCTTCGCAGCGCGATTTGCCAACTCGGTGGATACCGCATCGATGCGCGCGAGAACCGCGGGGTCGGTTACACCTGTCTTGAGATCGGCGATCATAGCGGCCAACCGAGTGAATGCGGCTTCTGCCGCATCTTCGGAATCGTCGATCGCCTTGGTGTTCTTTTCGAGAGCGTCGAGTTGGTCGGTAAGTGCAGACATGATCTTCTCCTGATTTGCCAGAATTGCGTCTAGCTGCGCGGGGATGTTCCACCAAGTAGTTTTATTGGCCATGGAATCACTGCTTTTTGGTGGTGAGCAACTTGTAGATCGCCCAGACGAAGTAGAATGGCCGCTTGTACCATGGCACCTTGTTTGGTTCTTTGGCCATTCTATTACTCCGAGCTTCCACTTGGGCTCCTGCCAAGGCCCGTTGTGACCGAACCGTCTAAGGTTGGTCAACCACCGCCAAATGGGTTTACCAGCAGACATACCTGCCTTTCCGCCACCCACAATTCGTCGGACCTTTCGGTGCAGGAAGCGGTGCTACAACCACTGGACCCGTACAGAGGAGGTTGTCACCGTAGCGGTGGCAAGTCGGGGGGTCCGCCGGCTTGGACGGGATCGGACAGGACCAAACGCTGTCCTGCAACTGGTTGCAGTCCGTATTGTCGTCCTGTGCAAGAGCCGGAGCGGAGAACGCTACAAGCGCTGCAAAGGCTAAGATCGTCTTCATTGCTTGATCCTCTTGGCCACGACTTCATCGACGGCCTGTTTCATGGCGGCTTTGTGATCTACGGCCGCCATGCCCTGTGCCGACGTTTTCTGTTGGAACAGCGCCTCGATATCCTTCAAAAGCGCCGCCATTGCAGGGTTGCTCAAAAGCGAAAAAAGAAGGGTCACCCAGTTCATTTTTAGCTCCTTTGTTGATCCAAGCTCTCATAGCCGGTGTAGGAAGACCTCTGAATAGACGGGCCAAACGCCAACCACGACTACCTTTAAGCGCATAGCACGACTTGCGCTTTTGTGCCATTCATTCCTCGTACAGTTGTTTTTTCTTAGCCGACTGGCCCCCTACGGCGCCCCCGACTATCGCACGCTGTTTCAAGCTGCCTGTATCAGGGCGCCGAACCCACCGCTGGTTTTTCAAATAACGCTGCACTACGGGGCTGTTGATAACCCGCCCAGTCACACCAGGGCCCAGCGTAGCTCCAAGCGTAGCCCCCCCAGTCGCCCCTGCTCCAGTTCCAGCGGGACCGAACATGCTACCAGCGAGCGCCCCAATGATACCACCTAACCCGCCTCCCACCAATCGAGTAGCTGCGCGCTCCCCTCCATGTTCATGACCACCAAGGAGAGATTGTGTTTCCTTATACGGAGACATTCTCCGTGCTGTCTCGGCAAGATTGTGTAAATCAGTCTGGCTACGAATATAATTCATACGCGCATCCCCCCCGCCTTTTTGCATGTTCTGCACAAGTTTCTGGGGGTCAATAATTCCTTCACGTGCTGCCTCCCGAGGGTCAGCCAAAGACTGAAGAACCATCAAACGATTGTAAAATTGCCGGCGTGCGTCTTGTATCATCTTCACGCCTTCTTTTTGTTTTGCCCCTCTTGCCGATCGAATCATGGCGTCGTCCAACACATCTCGAATTTTCATCGCGTAATGCGCAATGTTAGGATTGGACGATCGAATGGCACGATCCAAGTCAGAACTTCGACGAGTGAAAGCGGCGTAGGTTCCCCCAGTCATTTCAGGAATACCCGTCTTGCTTCCTTTAGGAACGGTCCACCGCGAGGGTCCGGGTACGTCAGCACCTTGAAAACGAATTGGAGGGGGGTTTTTAGTGGGATCAAGATCATCAATCAAAGACACCAATGTCTGTCGCTCTCCTTCAGGAAGACGTTTTTGTATGTCCCGCTGCAAATTTACTAGGTCATCCCCAAATTTATTATCAAAACGTACTTTGAATTGATCTTCAGCTTGTTCAAACGTTCTCGAAATACGGTCGCCGCTCCGTTCGATTACTTCTGGGGTGACTCGATTTCCTGCCTCTCCAAAACTACCAAGACCACGTTCTGTAACGTTTTGCTCACCTGTCATCTTCAAACGTTCAAAGCTCCCCCCGCCTCCAACGAAATCCCCCATTCGCTCTACTTTTTGCAACTTGCCGGAACCAAGAACGTCCCCCGCCGAAGCGCCAAGCTCTTTTAATGCGCTCGCGGCCACAGCACGTTCGGGGGCAATAGGATTAGGAGTTGTTACGCGAGACGCGGTACGTGGCAGCCCCCCGCCCACAGCACCGCCTAGAGCCCCGCCAATGACAGGCGCGATCGAACTCTTGGGAAACATCTCCGCAGCGGCCTGCCCGCCGGCCCCCGCTCCGATCGCGCCTAGTGCCTTGGGGATCGCGCCCCCGGCGCCAAGGTAGCTCGTAGGATTGCCAAGCGCCCCGCCGATCGCTTCCCCAAAGCGCCCGGCTTGTCCTTGCGGTTGGTGCATGCTTCCAGCGCCCATGATTTGCGCGCTCTTTTCAGGACCGGGAACATCCTCCATTCCTTGTAGTCCGGCTTCCGCCTGCCCCGACGCTGCTACGGTCCCGGCCAACCCCTTTACAGCACCAGTCGGAATGGACTTGAAAAAGTCCGCAGCCGAGTTCCAAAAGCCGCCTTGCTGCGCAGGAGGCTTCTCGCCTTGAAAAATAGCATCAAGGCTGGGCTTTTTCTGTCCTCCCGAAAAAATGTCATCCAAGCTCGGTTTATCGGGCATTACTTTTTACCTTTTAAGTATGCGTCAATCTCCTCGTCTGTGTACCCTGCTTCTTTTGCCTTGGCTTTTTTAGCAGCGATATCATCTCCCCCTGCAGGCGAACCCTTTTCTCCCGCGCCTTTTTTATTAGGATTAGGAATATCAGGAAATGCTTTATAGAAGTCCTTATCTTCATTCCCCTTTATTCGATGCCATTGGCCTTCAAAGCCCTGAATTTGCCCGCTTAAAAGCTTATTATAAGTGTCAATCACACCTTGCATCTGACGAACGTTCAAAGATGGGTCAATATGTGTTGCAGCCTCCAATCGTTCCTTGACTCCGCCGCCGCTGGCATTGACAGCTTTGACAACTTCGGCGGCAATGACCTGTTTAGCCGCTTCGATGTTATTAGCTTCAGGGGCGCCTTCAAACTGCGTGCGCATGATGTTGTTCAACTTCGCTAAGAATTGTGCGTTGCTTTCTCCACCTTTGGCGCTCTCCAAGTCGCGGGCCAGCTCTCCAAGAGTTTCTAGATGCCGTTGGGCGACACCGATAGAACGAATCGTGTTAGCTTGCGTCCCACTAGTAAAAGCAACTGTTCCTTTTTGTCGGGCCGTGTAACCTCCAAAATCGAAGGATGTTCCGTACTGCTCACCTAAATCTCGTACAGCGTTCATAATACTGACTTGACGTTGGTCAGACCCTCGGTAAGACGTAGATTCTCTAATAGGGGGCTCTAAGTAGTGAAAAATAGCAAGAGCATGATTCATATCATCCCTATCTAATTTACGAAAAGCATGGTTTTTAGGAAGCTTCCCTGTCACAACTGGCGACTGCGCTACTTCCGGCGGCTGTGTCTTGGCCCATGTTTCCGGTGGTGCTTCACCTCCGCTCTCCGTAAGCCCTGCCTTTATGACGTGCTCACCCCCCGACAAGTCAGGACCGCCCTGCATGCTCACTTGCTGCGTCTTTGGCGTCTGCCCTCCCGGCGGCTGTTCTTGCTGCAAGCCGGCCTGTTTCGTCGGCTGCGGACGGCCATAGCGAATATTTGCCTCGTACCGACGCTCGCGAAGCTGGTTCTCCAAGAACTGGTTGTGTGCCTGCAGCCATTCCGCCTTAGCGATCGGCGTCATCAACCCCACGAGCTTCGACACTGCCCCAATCTGCACGTCGGGAGAAGCGTTCGGGTTCGCTTTTTGAACCGCCTGGACAATCTGGCGCCAATCGAGCGAGGAAGGTTGCGGCATTTGGCCGCGCCCTTGCATCGAGGGATCGAGTTGTTCCCGTCCGCGAAGGCCGCCCGGCGGCGGGGAGCTGCTGGGGGAACCGCCGCCGGGGGCCTGGGCAGGCGTCAACCCCGCGGAAGGCGCCTGCTGGCCGGGGAAAGGCATCGTAGGCCGCGGCTGGCCACCGGGTGCCATGGCAGCCATCTGCGGCATTCCTGCCTGGGCGCTCATTTGTGGCATAGGCGGGCCGCCAGGAGCTTGGGCGGCCATAGGCGGCGGCATGGGCGGGGGTGCACCCGGAAAGCTCGCTTGCATCGGCCGGGGAGGCGGTTGCCCCGGCATCCCCATAGGGTTCTGGCCAGGATAGGACTGCTGCCCAGGAGAAGGGAAATCCGGCATAATAGATGGACCAGTAAGATTCCCTCGCGGGTTAACCATCCCCGGAGAAGGCGGCGGCCCCAATTGTGGCGGACGTGGAATCGCAGCGCCCCCCGGCTGGGGTATAGGCGGCTGGGGCATAGGGGGCTGCGGAGGAGGCATGCCGGGAGGCCCCTGCATCCCAGGCTGCCCCCCGCCACCCATACCAGCAAGAGCACTAAGGCCCTGCCCGGCTGCGGCCAAGGAAGCAGCGTCACGCTGGGCGTTCTGAATCTCAATGTCGCCCATCTGCGACTGCTGACGGTTCTTGCGCGCCGCGTCGTAGGCTCCACCGAATGCGCCGGCCGCCCCAGCTCCAATCCCGAGAAGTGCTTGGCCCATGGTCTACCTGCCAAAAAAGCTCGCGAAGGGATTGCCACCAAACCCGCCGCCTATTCCCCCACCCATCCCCCATCCAGCAGCTTGCCCAAGCCCTTGCCCGATTCCCGCATATTCCTGATCTTGGAGCTTGGATTTGTTAAGTTGCAAGTTCTGCGCGTTGATCCCCGTCTGCGCGTTCTGATTTGCCTGT